CCATAATACGGGCCGAACAGTCTGAGGGGACGATCATATCGTCCCCAAAGACCCGGACCTCCCTGGAAACTTTCCTGATATTACGAATTGTAACAGGAAGACGCCGCTCAAAGAGAACGACGCCACTGAAATAACCGTAAAGAGGATTGTCTGAACAGGGAAGGTTACAGCCGAACCCATAGTGGAAAACTTCCTCAGCTTAATAAGCTTTGGTTGTTTTTGATCGAGTTCTTGAGTTAAGTACTTAGTCCTACATGATTGTAGGGCGAAGACTAGGTTTGAATTGCGCCGAAAAAGGCGCTCGACAAGCCAACAAGAGATACGATCAGACGCGCTCGACAAATCGATCGTCGAGTGCGATCCAGTACGGGAGGCCTCAAGTGCCAACGATCCATTCCATGATTGATCCTTAAAACGGATACAATTATGAAAAGGAGTAGAAGGCACTCGAGACATGAGAAAATCGCGAATGATCTGTTGGCACCATTGATGTGCAACGGGTTCACTGGCAATAAGCCGCGGAGCCCTGTACGTCTTTGGGACAGCGATCAATTTTGATGGACTCTCAACCTCGAGAGGAAGGGAGTCACTCTCATGTAGGACGTCGTCAGACCAGTTGCTATAATTCGCGTAAGCGAAATCAGCAAAGGGAAAAGCGGCCTCCAGCCTGCTAGACCAAGTAGGGAAGTTGTACTTGTACAACGACCTATGTTGATCAGCTACGGCACCAGGTCCGTGTCGAGGCTTCCATTCGGTTGCTTCGAAGCAACCGAGGAACGAGGTAAAGATGTCCGCAGTCCGTTGGACTGCGTCAAAGATATCTCGGTCTTTGGAAGTTCCGCCTGTGTCTCGGTCTTTGAGATCGAGAGAAGGTATGTTTGATAGTACATGATCTCCAAACTGAAGATCAAGATAACCATTAAACATAGGATCAGGATCATCCCAATTAAGAGAGGGCGACCTGACCCCGGAGTCAACTCTGATGAATTCTTGGACATTTTCGAATATCCTTGAATCAGGGCAAGGAATAAGCAGCGACTTCGCCAGCATGCTTAGCTGACGAATAAACTGGATAACCTTAACCTCAGGAGTTGACCTCAACTCTCCGTCACTGTGGAAAACGCGTAGAAG